GCGTGTTTATGGTGGTGTTGGCCGGGATTTGAGAAATTTGCCCACGATTGAGTGATTCGCAGACTAACGTCATGCTTAGGGCGTACGATACTCTGGAAATACAAATTGACGCTTTCTTCTATAAATGAACGCAGCGCCGTCATTCCATTTAAGATTTTATTATTCGTGCTTGTTGTATTGCCTAGATTAGGTCTTTGCTCTAAGTTCAAAATGAATAATTTTTCTTCGTCTGTAATAGCACGTTGAAAAAATCCAATTGGCGTTGGGAATAGATTGTGTATATTCATTAGACCCACGAGATTGACCCATTTCCGTTCCACACGTAAATTCGATTGTTTCCGCTTACTATCGGATAACCAGAAGCAACGCCCGAAGATGTAGCCGCCGCCGCGTATATTGCTGGGTAGCTGATTATTACAACCCCGGACGACCCCGCGCCTCCGAAACCCGTTGCTGTTCCTTGACCCCCGCCACCACCACCGCCCGTGTTTGCGTTTGGTGCTGCGCTACCCTGTGCTCCAGATCCTCCAGCACCTCCAACTCCAGATCCTCCAGATCCTGCTGGACGACCTGCCGCACATGCCCCGCCGCCACCACCAGCATAAGTAACTGAAGACCCAGATATAGAGTTTGCTGTACCCGTGCCGCCGTTACCGCCATTAGTGCTTGATCCATTAGAGCCAGCCGACCCTATACCCCCGCCACCACCACCGCCAGACGCTGGTGTTGTATTAGAACCTGCACCTCCAGAGTTGCCTTGAGATGGTGAAGTCGAGGGCGTATTACCTGCCCCGGCAGGTTGCGTTGGCCCAGCGTTTCCTCCGCCCCCGCCTGATCCACCCGCAACACCGGCGCCAGTGTTTGCGCCGCCACCACCGCCTCCGGCTGATGATATTGAATAAGCAGGTGCTGGACTAGTTGCTGGAGCGGTCAACGATGAAGCGGATCCTGCATTTCCCTGTCCTGATGCGGTTTTTTGAGCCCCGCCCGCACCCACCGTTATCGTAAAAAGCTGCCCACTACCTAAAGTTGAGATAGTCCCTGTGCGGTAACCACCAGCACCGCCACCCCCGGCTACGCTTCCCGATCCACCTCCGCACCCACCACTAGCGCCGCCAGCAACTACTAAATAATCAAATGAGGGAGGGATTAATCCGGGCCAAGTAAGCAGCCCTTGCGCTCTAAACTGTTCGTTGAGAGTCCATACGCCTTTAGCGACACCACTCCCCGGTAAATTATTTACACCAAGGACTCCGCCGTTAACACCTAATCCAACAGGCATTTATGACAACTCCTCATACGAACATACCGCTTCTAACAAGGTAGTTCCAGAACCGGCGGTTAATCTTATGCTATCGTTTTCTTCTAAATAAATTTGGGTTTCTGTTTTGCCTATGATCACTATTGATGCGTTAGCAGGGACTGAGATTGCGTTTGCTAACTCGTAGGCAGTTGTTGCATTTTTATATACGTCTACAGTGACTGTTACAGCAGAAGACGTTACATTCGCCACAACAAGAGTGTTTATCTTTAGGCATTTTCCAGAAGAGGCTGCATTACTAACAATTGCTGTAGGTGTGGTTGTTACAACCAACCCCGCCGTCTTCCCCGTGGCAGTCGTCAAATTAAGTAGATTCGGCGCAGCCATAGCTAGCCCCCAAAGATTATCGTTGTGCCATATGCGTAGCTAGTGGATCTTTCAGCGGGTAGTGTTACGAAAACGTTTTTTGTACCAGCGCTAAAGTTCACAAGACTTCCTGAGTTACTAGAAGACAGTACCGTATCCCGCGATAGGGTCGTCCCGCTAGAAGTATAAGTTCCGATTCCAACTTCCCAGTTAGAACCGGTTGCATCTGCAATAGTGTAAGTGGTCGTATTGCCGTTACCAATGACAGCAAACGATTGAAACCCAGTTGCAGCACCAGCTAGGGTTATTGTCCCTGTGCCAGTGCTGAGTGTGGTTTCCTGTACACGATCAGCAACAACAAAAGCCATTATGCAGACAAGCTAAACTGGTACGTCACTTGTAGTGTGTCACCGTTAACAACCGAACGATCACCGCCTGTAAAGTCAGAAGCAGAGAACAGGGTTCCCGTTGTTCCACTCTTGGTGCTATCGCTTGTCAAGAACGCTCCACCAACCGTTGTCGTGCCATTAATGTTAAACGATGCTTTGCTTGCAGTGTTCGTAACAACCGAGGGGTTGGCCGTGGTTGCAGCGGCGAAAGTTGCAGCAGGGCGGGTTGCATTACTGTACGTTGTGTTCTCAGTCCATCCGGCGTGAGAAGACATGGTATCGGAAGCTGCCGGCGTATTAGATGCTCCAGCTCCGTAAAGACCGATATACCAAGATGTGATTCTTGCGGTAGCGCCGTCAAGTGCGGTGCCAGCCATGTATTGCAAGCCAACGTTGACCACGAGGTTTTTAGACTCAGCGGTCCACTTAAGGTTGCCGTCTTTGTCGTAGCACTCAAAGAAATACTTGCCCATCGCACGGGCTGCTTCTTCAGAACCTGGGCGAGCAATTAATCCGCTAGCCACAACGTCGTTTGTCTTTGCTTGTTCCATCATGAAATCCTTAAAATTGAATCAGTGGCGCCCATGGGCGGGAAAGTTATGGTCAAATCTTGACCGGTTTTAGTTACCGTAGAACCGAAGTTTAAAACACAAACCGCCCGATTACCATTCGTTGAGTTGTAAATCAGAGCGCCAGCACATGTCAACGTTACATTGCTGAATGTTAAGTCGTCGAACGACCAATATCCTGTAAAACCTGATGAAAGGGGCGTGATGTTTGTGAGTGCAAGGCCGCCTGCCGAATAATTGGTTCCACTGGCTTCACCTTGCGCGGTGTAGGTTTGGGTATCTGCACCGATGTTGGCGGTCGCGACATACAAAGCCAGCTTGAAAACATTACCTGTGGACCTTGTAAAATTGTGCAACCCCTGGGCAACCTCTGCCTTGAAGCTTGTACACATGGTTTGCACTATAGCCATTACACAACCTTGTCTTGTACCTGGCCTGTACGGTAATGATCCTGTCGCTCCATGCCGTCCCCAAGCCGTTTTGCCAGAGTCAACGTCTCTTTGTACTTGTTGCCGATATTGGCAACAATATCCGGGTCCGATTTGTTCATCTGCGCAGCTTCTACCAACGACCCATATAATAATACCGTATCAAAATTAGTGCTTAGCCAAGTTGTATTGGCATCGACATTATTGAACGTAATTGATGTTGGGTAGTAAAAATAATGAAGCTCTATGCCATATCCTAAATCAGGAGTTGGGCCTAGCATGAATGCAAGCTTATCGGGCGAGTTCGGATAATCAGGGCCAAATAATGCATAGCAATAAGGTCTCCCTGTATTGCCTGCACCTGTTGGTATAGGGAACGACTCGCGGATAAAGTTCACATCTTTAATCAACAAGTAGTGGTAAGCACCGTTTGGCTCTATAACCGCCATCGAATATGGTGCTAAGAAATCGTCAGGCGCTTGAAGGTAGCGGTTGTTTTGGCTGCATGACCCAGTGACGTTTCTGCGCAAACTAGGAAATTGGACCGCATTGTAAATACGCTCCTCGGCTTGCGTAACAAACGTCGTAAGACTGGTTATGGAGAACGTCGTCTCCATGTAGTCTTGTATCTGGGTTTTTAGCTCGCCCCAGTTCACGCCATCGGCCCTCGGCTCATCGTGCCTTTGGTAGCAGCACCCGTACCACGCATCTTGATGCCAGATGTTTTAACCGGCTTGTCTAGCTTGTTGGTATAAGCGCCAACACTCATGGCCACCGTATCAACACTACTGTGATCTGGACCGGAACCAGGGTTCGATGAAGCCTTGGTCTTCTTCCCATCCATCGTATGTGGCTCAGCATAAACCGACGCAGGGCCGATTTCCTTGCCGCCTCGTTTCATTGAATAAGCCATCACTTTGGTCCTTGGTTCCGTGCGCGAGCTAAATTACGCCCCATCTTGCGCATCGATTCACTCGTAGGCCCACCCTTGCGTAGCTTCTTAACGTCAGGGTCAGGGTGACCGTTTTTCTTAGCCATGTGCTTTTTTAAAGCTTCCATCGTTTTCATATCAAACTCCTACAGTCACTGAATTAACTAACCCGCGGGGGACAAGATGATTAGGCGTTAGGCTGGCGTCAAATGACCTTGACCCTCCAACCGGATTAAACCCCCATTCTATTACCCTGCTTCCATCTAACGGAACACCCGTATAAAGCGGGTTTGTCCCTACCGTGTAATTTGTCTGCAACCCGTTGTAACCTGATTGATAGTACGAGTTTGAATCTGTTCTTGGATTCCTTACCGCCTGCGGATCGTTAACCGGATACATGCCTAACTGTAATTGCGGCTGATCTGGTTCCCAACACTCTGGACATACCAGTATATTGACATTTTTTGTCTTAATTGTCAGCGGTTTAAGCTGTTTTAACTTATAGCGGAAATTACACCTATCGCATTGCGCGATTGCAAACTTTCCACTGGCAAACTGATTTGGCATTAGAAATTCACACCCAAGAATGATTGCCTTGGCACAAACCTTATGGGCGCCTTCTCACGATCCTCAGAAGACGCAAGATCCCAAGCTTCATCGTATTGCGCTTTAAGCATCGCCATCCGCTCTAAGCCACCATCTACTTTCATTGATAACTTGTACGCAAGTCCAGCGATCATGGCCTCTTGAAATCTGTATGGGATATCTTCAACGTTTACACCATTACCGGCGTCCTGCATCCTTCTCAGGCGCCAATACACCAGCGTGTAGTACGGGTTGCTAATAGTTCCCTGATCAGGGGCTGGCCATACCGTGACATTTGGAAACTGCGTATTACTTACCGCATCACCTGATGTGTGCGACGCAGCCGTCGTGTTGTTCTGGCCGCGCAGTACATTGTTCAACGTTGCATAAGACGAAGCACCCGTTGCCACATTCTCGGCTTGGGTTGCAGTTCCGTAGTAATAAATCGTTTCCGATCCAATGTTTGCATATCCTGCATATGGTATCCCCTCGACGCTAGACATTGGTACCGTCGTAACTGAGGATGAAATATTAGCCGCAAGCGTTGCATTAAATACATACGTTTGACCGCCCTGCCTGTCAATGTAGATTTGGATAGGCCGCCCAGTAGCCAACTTGTTCGGGATAGTTGAGTATGTGCTAACTGAAATTCTGCTGATATTGATGTCTGTTTGGTTTTGCCCAACGCCATTCCTGACAATCGTCTCTACTAGATCCACTGTATTAATAGGGAGCGGATATGTAATTTGGTTCGCATAGAGCGGTATGGCGCCCTGCTCCATGGTCCAAAGGTTTATCCCGCGGTTTGCCCATTCCGTAATCAGAAGATTTAGGCTTCTCCTAGCAGTACGAAGGTCATACCCAGACCGCATCTCTTTCCCACAACGTTCATACGCCTCCTCGCACATCTCATTGAGGTTGGGGTCGAACGTTGTTGTGCCGGTGGTATAAGCCATTATGCTTTCCTTGCGGCTCTCATGTTATCAACTAAATTAGGGTAAGGTCTACCCGCAGCCTTTGCCATAGCTTTTGCACTAGACTTTTTCGCCGGGCTCAACGGCTTAGGTTTGCCAAGGCTTTTAGGTCTAGGCTTGTTCCACACCTCACCGCCTTCAGCAAATTGCTGAAAATCCGTATTGTCCCGCCGTTTCTTCATTTTAGGCTTAGGCATTTTACTTGGGCTGATTGCCCCCATTCCCCGGCTTGCCATCATTGAAGGCTCCTACTAAGGCTGCTATTCCAAAATTACCAGCGTCTTGCAATGGTCTTAAGTAATTTGGTGCTTTAAATGGATCGTACGGCCCAAACTGCGGCGCCGGTACATTTGGCTGTGCATAGTCAATATAACGCTTTGTCTGATCATAACCCGGAACCATAAATAATGGAAAGGGTGGTGGCGTCGTAGTTGGGCCAGGTTTAGTGGTAACAGGCTTTGTTGTAACGGGCTTGGTTGTGGTCGGCGCCTCTGTTGTTGTAACTGGCATCGATGTCGTTTCGGTGAAACTTAACGTTGGTGGCCACGGTATCGTTGGTGGTGGCGTCGTGACCGCAAACGTATCCGTCACCGTTACCGTTGGCGTCGGTGTTGTTATAACCAGTGTCGGAGTAAACGTTACCGTTACCGATTCTGTCGGCGTCTCTGTTACCGAAACCGTTACCGATGGGTTTATTGATGTCGTTACTGAAACTGTTGGCTCTACTGTTGTGCTTACCGACTGTGTAACAGTAATCGATGGGTTTATGGTTGTGCTTATTGATTGGCTAACAGCCGTTGATTGGCTTACCGTAACAGACGGACTGACCGTCGTGCTTATTGATTGGCTCGCTGATTCGCTAATGGATTGCGATATTGATTGGCTGAGAGCCTGTGATATCGACTGGCTTACCGAATTAGCCACCGAAATACTTGCTGATTGACTTAGTGCATCGCTAATTGAGATTGAATTAGAAAGCGATACACGCTGGTTTTCGTCTAGCGCTTTTAATCTTTCCGATATTGATACGCTCTTCGATATTGAAATCGATGTTGAGCGGTCCATAGCGATCGATTCGCTTATTGAATTAGATATCGACGCACTAGTGTTTTCTTTAATATCCCTAGCTGCTTCTTCAGATACCGAAGCGGATATTGAATTAGATATCGATTGGGACTTTGATTGGCTAATACTTGCGATTGTAGAAACAGAAGCAGATCGACTGGCTGAGATCGACTGACTTGTACTTACAACCTTTGAAATACTTGCGCTTATGGAATTTGAAATGCTTTGGCTTATAGAGGCAGACACAGAAGCTGATAGCGACTGTGAAAGCGATGTTGATTGGCTAATGCTTGCGGATATAGACTGACTTGTGGATATAGACTGACTTGTAGAGGCAGATATTGATGCAATCGTAGATATAGACTGGCTAATGCTTGCCGATATCGATTGGCTTGTGCTTGCCGATATTGATTGGCTTTTTGATGCTGATATAGAAGCAATCGTGGATATCGATTGACTTGTACTCGCCGATATTGATTGGCTTGTGCTTATTGATTTAGATGTGCTTAAGCTTAATGATTGCGATTCACTAATTGATTTTGATACAGATGTCGCCTTCAGAACATCTTCTGCTATTTTTTGACTTATGCTTATAGATTCAGAAACAGCTTTCTGTGACAGCGATAAGCTTTGGCTTGTTGATGTTGATAGGCTTTTAGAGCTTGATGCGGACAGGCTCAAAGAATTGGACAGGGACTGACTGAGACTTTGTGAAGTTGATGCGCTCGTGGAAGCTGATATGGATTTAGAGATAGACGTACTTGTAGACTCAGAAGCTGATTTTGATATTGAAGCTGCTTTTAGTACATTTTCGCTCATCGCAACGCTTAAACTTTGCGATTCACTTTTCGACAATGATTGGCTTATTGATTGAGACAGGGAAACGGAAACAGAGTTTGACGTCGATATAGAGGTTTTTTCCTCTGCGCTTTTCCACTGGCCACGGTCCAAACCGTTATTAACAAGCCACGCTATGTCTTTTTCTGGAACGCCCCAGCTTTCTAGTGTTTCGCCAGTCCACCCCTGCTTGATCATGTAATCAAGCCGCTGGCTCGAATCCATACCAAGCCAGCTTTTTGGCAATAAGACGACAGTACCGTTTGGAGAAGTCCACTCTAAAGGCTTGGCTTCTTCGGCGCTAACAGATAGCGCAATAGACTCACTCGCCGACAAGCTAATAGATGAGGCTGTACTTAACGACGTGCTTATTGATTGTGATGCGGAAATTGATTGACTGATAGACCTTGAAACAGAAGCCGCAAGCAGCGCATTCTCAGATATCTGCTTGCTGATGCTTATAGATTCAGAAGAAGATTTGCTCGTTGATTCAGATATTGAAGCTGCTAACGATGCACTCAAAGATTGTGAAGCTGATGCGCTTGCAGATACCTTGGAGGCGTTGCTAATAGACTGGCTAGTAGAAACGCTAACACTTTTACTTGTCGATTCAGATATTGAAGCTGATAACGATGCGCTTACTGACTGAGATTTTGATGCGCTGACTGATGTGCTCGTGGACGTGCTTGCGGCTTGACTGGTAGAAACGCTGATGCTCTTACTTATTTCACCGTATTCATTGGTTTTTTTGATCTCTGTCGTTAACTTTGTTTCGTCAAGCGACCCTGTGTTGAGACCTGTTAACGCTGTCGCCAGCTCTTCCTGGGTTGGCTTCCGTCCTAGCGTGTTTTGATAAAGCGTATTAACTAGATCAAAGTTCTTACCTTCGGCGGTTTGATTGAGGATAACCTCTAATTCGTTTTGGTTCTTACCTACAATCCCTTGGATATTTGACGCTATATCATCGTACGTTGCTGTGCGTCCGGTTTGGTTCTGGTAAGCACCGTCAATCGTTGTTAACAACGAATCCATCTGCCCGGTCGTTAACTGCACCGGCTTGGTGTCAAACCCCTCAATGTTTAGCACCGAACCCTTGGTAAGGTTCTGATTGGATACATCAAGAACGTAAGTCTGGTTGTTAGGCCCACTAATAACCGCCGTGTTGCCAATAATCGAAGTAACCGTACCTTTTACGTCCGCCGGTATTAGCTTGGGATCAATACCTACCTGGTAACCAAGGTCGTCAAGGTTTTTGATTAACTGCCCTTGGCCCTGCGGTGAGAGAAGGTCTGCAACAGAGGTTTGAATGTTTGCTTTTGATCCAACGGCGCCGGCAATTACAAATGACGTAAGCGCATCATTAAGATCAATCTTTTGGCCCATACCAATTTGGTTGGCCACATACGATGTCGCCTCTTCAAGTCCGTCCACAGCTCCGTGGTATGGAGTGGCTATTAGCTGGCGTAAAGCAGTCTTACCTCCGGGGATAAGCCCCATGACCCCGCCAACGATGGTTTCTGCCAACGCGGCTGGCATGGCACCTTGGCCAGCAAGCTGTGCTGCAAGTTTTGGGTCTAGTCCGTCTTGTATAAGTTGAGCGATATTCTCTTCTGCAATACCGCCATAATTCAAAGCTAAATCTGACATGGCCGAGCCAAGCGCGATACCCGGCGCCGTGCCAATAGCCTTTAACGCTTTGCCCATAAGAGCAAACGAGATCATGTCCTCGGACAGCTCTTTGCTTGCAGTCCATGCAAGACTTGCAAAACTTTTCGGACTCTCCGTTGCCCACTGCCACGCGGCGCCAAGTTTGTTCCACGCCCCGTCAGCAGCAGAAATCTTGCCCATCTGCCTGTTTGCTTCTTCCGCCAAATCCGGCATGAGCAAGTCAGAACTCTTGGATCCTATCTCGGCAATACCACGCAAAGCAACCGCAACGTCGTTTGCCGCATCTCCTGTCACAACAGAGGTTATCCCCGCGCCTGCGCGAGGGAATAGCGACAAGAAATTAGCGTTTAGCGAGTTAATGAAGTTCTGTGCCGGAGATCCAACAGAAGCGCCAGCCTTGATGCCTTCATAAACAGTCTTGGCTATGTCATCAATAACAGCATTTCTTGGCAAAGGAACGCCGGGTTTACCTTTGTTAAGCGCCTCAATGACCTCACCAGGTAGTGGGTTCTCCCCATCCTTGATCTTCCCGGCTTGGTACAAGGCACCTTGTGTGTACTGATACGATCTATAACGGCTTAGAAGATCGTCTTTGACACCTACAGAACCCAATACTTTCTCAAACTCTTCAAACGACAACATCCGTGAGGTTGTCTGCTTTTGAGAGTCAATGCCTAACGAGTTTTTACCAATCGCAGCCTTCTGGTCATTCCAACCGTTAACGACCTGCCGCGCCATGGCGTCCGTCATGCCATCGTTCTGCTTGAGCAAACTGATAGCCTGAGCTTCTGTCATCGTGCTGCCTGGCGCAAAGAACTTCTCTGCCGTTCCAGTAAGCTGCTTGCTTAAACGATCTACATACTGCTGTTGCTGCTCTATGCGGTACTTATCAATTGACTGAGGCGTAGCACCAAGGAATGTATCGGTAATGTCCTTGCCGGTCCCATCCCTGGCAGCCTTAACGTAGTACGAACCATCATCAGGGTTTTGTGCCCATGAGATCTGCGTACCCTTACGGTCAATAACCTGCCACTGCCTGAGCCCTGCTACAGCAGCCTGCGTGGCTTCCGATGACGTAAGTTCGTCACCTGCTTTTACCGCCCTGTAGTAAGTAAGCTGATCATTGGCCACGTCGCCACGAATACCCGCGGCCTCCATGGCATCACGAAGCTGGGCTTCTGTGGCGTTACCCTGAACAAAATCTCTGGCTACATTAGGGTATGCATTCCTTGCAAGAACCTGCTTATCTACGTTTCCAATAACTTTGTCAGCATCTTCGGCTGAGTAACCTAAGTCTTGCAGTCTTTGTACTATCGACTCTCTTGATACATCACTGCCAACCGCCGCATAATCTTCGATCGCTTGGTTAGCCTTTTGTGACCGATCAATGTACTGCTGGTTAGCAGTTTCAATCTTTTGAATCTGAGCGGCAGAATAACCGGCCTGTCCTAGCTCATACCTAACATCGTCGGGGCTCATCACCCCGTTATTCATATCTCTTAATAAAGAGCTAACGAATTGAGACTGTCCTGCGTTAAGGCCAGCCTGTATACCATTCCATTCATCGGCCGTGTAGGTTCTGCCGGGCGAAGCGCCCGTGAGCATAATCCTATTGCCATCGTCGTCAGCAACATACTGATTGCCATTGACATCTATCGACACAGCGCCGATAGCGTTCGTTCCTAGCTTTTGTAAGGATTCACTAGCCTTTTGTAGATTTTCTGGCAGGTTTTTGAGCTGATTAACCGTGGTGGCTAAGCCGCCCATGGCGTTCATCGCGCCAACAAAATCACCCCTGTCAATCGCCTGTATGACTCGTAATGCCTGACCTGCTGTACGCGCTTCACTGCTATTTGCTAAGACTCCACCCAACTGGACCGCTGTAGCCCAGTCGCCACTATCGATAGCCTGACCAAGCCTTACCGCGGTCAGCGCATCATTTATCTTAAAGCCACCGCCAATCTCTATATTGCCTACATTTTTTGCTATCTCTGTGGCGAATATTGATTGCGCGATAGCTATCGGGTTACCGCTTTTTATTGCCTGCGCTACGTTAGCTGCCTGCGCTATTTCGGTAAAACCACTCATGCCAGCCAATGTGGCAATTGCACTGATTGGATTCCCTGTCGATGCCGCCTGAACAGCAACCGCCGCCTGCGCAATTTGCTGAACTATGGGTATAGGTATCCAAGACAGAAAGGATGCGATTGGGGCAAAGTCACCAAGCGGACCTTTATCTTCAAAGCCGGCCGCTATTTTGATAGCACCATTTTGTTGTGGTATCAGGTAATACCTTGTCCTACCCTTACCTTCGCCATAACCGCCTATCTGTGCAGCAGGTGAATTGATGTCTGATTCACCAAGAATTTTGTTCGTTGTTTTATCGTAATAAACAATCTTTTTGCTGGGCGTTTCAACGGTATTACCGTCAGCATCCGTCGATTGTTGTGAGTAGCTTTCTATCCGATACGTTATGTCGTTTGCATTCCGAACACCCTGACCCCAAAGCTCAGAGACTAAGTTGTTCTGATGCGTACCATACCCGCCGTTATTCGACCATACACCGAGCTTCCCTGAATCAGTCAGGGCATTTATCTGACTAGAGAGCTGGTTCTTTGCGGACGTATTAGACTGGAATGTAAGAGCTTCAGGCGTATTTGCCGTTGCTAGGTATTCCGCTCTTGTTAGCTCTGCCCCGGTAGATGGGTTGATGTAACGTACTGAATCAACCGGTGACTTAAAAGACCCGGTGTAAGCCTGTGGGTCTATTAACCGAGGCTCGGTGTCTATCTCCCAGTATGCGCCTAGTACTGGGTCATACAGTTTATCTTCTAAACCAGGCACAATTTAAGCGCATCCGCCGCCTGCCATGCGAACCATCTTGCCTTTGGTCTTGCCTTTTGATGCAACACCATCACGGCTAGGTGCCGCTGTTTTGACGGCGCCCATCTTGGTCATGCCACCAGATTTCATGCCTTTGGCCTCAGCCTTCTCATGCTTGATCATGGACTTGGGGGCGCCTTTGGCTTTCATAAAAGCAAGCTCTTTCTTAACCATAGCTTTGGGCTCACCGCCCGCTTTGTAACCTTTCATAGCTCTCTGCTCCGATAGTCCAATCGCAATTGCTTGCTTGGGGTTAGTAACTTTCTGGCCTGAAGAGGATTTAAGTTTACCCTCTTTGAACTCACGCATCACCGTACCAACTTTGTCTTTCATATGTACCGCCCGCGTGTCTTACCGCGTGTCGCAATCCCATCAGCCCGCCTAGAGGCGGATCCAACTTTACCACCTGATTTGCGGCTTTCAATCACATCATCGCCTCGCCTATCCCTGTCTAGCAATCTGCGCTTGTTCTTTGCAGCAGCAAACTCAACAGGGCCCATGTCTTTTTCATAAGGCAATCGGCGCTTGGGCGACTCTAACTGCTCAGGCTCTTTACCGCGCCTTGCTAGCTGACCACTCTTAGGTGCCAATTGGCCACCCTTTGGCTCACTTCCTTTTGCCACGTCACCGCCACGTGGCGCAGTGGTTGTTACCGCGCCAGGCTTTGGCTTCTTAGCGCCATAGTAATAATCAGCAGGAGGCTTTGCTGGAGATGGCTTAGCCGCTTCTTGCGGGATTCTTGGCTCTACCCTTGGTTTGGCTGCCTGCGCTGCTTTACTTCCAATGCCAGAACCAAGAGAGCGCAAAGCTTTCAAGCCTGGTCCACCCAATAATGCTGCTTCTGGAGCAACCCGCTCAAGAGGCTTATCGACAGACTTTAGACGTTCTATCTCTGCTTTGGCCCGCGCCTGCTTGTCAGCCTCGATAGCAGCCATCTCTTGCTCAGCGGTCTTGCCCATCGCCGTACGACCCATGGGTTTTGCCGCTTGCTGGCTAGGTTGTGCAGCCGGTTTTGGCGCTGGTTTTGCAGCCGGTTTAGGCGGCGTCTTTATGGCGGTGCGGGAAAACCCTGCTGTACCAGGTTCCGCAAATTCATCTACCGTTGTGGCGCGAGTTACCTGTGGCATCCTGACCGGAGAAGCCTCCGCCATCTGGCGGCGTCGTTCATTCTCTTCAATGTTTCGCTCAATCATTTCCTCACGGGATCCCATCCCGTAATCCTCTGAGCTTACATCGCCGTATCCGCCTTCGACGTATTTACGTACTTTGCGTTTCATAGCTAACTCCAGAAAACTCCGCCACGTGGCGGAGTTATTTCATGCGGACCATGGTGCCTTTGGTCTTGCCACGCTTAGCGCAGCCATCTGCTGCCTTCACGTAACCGCCGGACTTAAACATCTTGCCAAGGTTAGGGCGCTTGTCCATCTTCCTTAGCTTCTCATCCTCTAGCTCTTGCTGCATAGCACCCTTCTCTTTCTGGGTGGGAACAAGATCGTAGTTAGGGTTGTAGTTCGTGTCGCCATGGCGCCCACGGCCTTTACGGGGATCATTTAACATCATCATTTCCTTTCAGCGAGGGCATCAATTTTTGCTTCAAGTCTTGCAAAGCCTGAGTCAAAGCGTTCACAAATTTTTTCCATATCTGCACGAACTTCTGCGCGAGTGATGTGATCACGGGCAATTTCCTCCCGAGTTCTGTTCAATAGAATCTGGATGCGTTTCTGCTCATCTGAAGCTTGTTTAAGCATAAACATCACCAGACCCACAAAGAATGATGTGATGAGATTCCAAACAAGAGCACCGGTTTCCATTTAGCACTTCCATCTACGTCTTGCCTGCCGTATCCGGCTATTAGGATCTTTGGCTGCTTCAGGGAATTGTTTCATCTGGCCTGCTGATCGCGCACAGAAAGACTTCCTGCGGGCGGCATCTTTCGGGCCAGGGTTATCACTGGTCACAGCCGTCTTGAGTTTGCTGCCGGGATTAGCCTTGCGATAAGCTGCAACGCCTTTATCCGTCATGCCAGCACCTTGCTTGGTAGGGCGGAAATTGCCTGACTTCACTGAAGTAGCAATCCCCATACCCTTGACCTTAGCCATAAAACACCGTTACTTTGGCATTGGATAGCGTGGCATAAGCGCTGGTTTTGCACCATACCCCCTGGCCGGGAACGACAATATTAAATGTCTCTCCGCCAGCGATCGTGTTTATCGTGAACAGCGTCGTGCCGCTAGAGCCGCCGTCCTTAATAATGACGCTACCAGCAGATGCACCAGGCTCCACAACCAATCCTCGGACACGCGTTGGCGTTGCGCTAACTGCGCCTGACGCAGCTAGCGATATACCTCTAACATCTGTTTGCATGACGCACTCCTATTAGGAGTCAGCAAATGGTGTAGCTACCGTACCAGAGCCAAGTGCAATACCGTTGACCATGTACTTATTCGCAGCAATCGCAACGATCTGAACCCAAGAGCCCGCAACACCACCGGTGGTCGTGCCATTGAAGTTAATGAAGTCATTGGTCGCGCCAGCCGTATAGGCCACAAGCGCGTTGGAAGAATCGGTATCAACACCAAGGATCGTACCGACAAACTTGTCAGTGCCGTTAGTGCCAATCTTAAGTGACGAAGTAGCAATCGTCGTGGGAACCCAAATCGTATAAACAACGCCCTCGTTGTTAGCCGTATCGGGGTCATTGCCAGGTCCAGAGGACGAAGCATTTGCAGATGTATTGATTGCAGGAAGTGTGAGAACCACGTTAGCAGCAAGCGTGCCGCCCACTGAAATAATCCGGCCTGCATGGGCAACTGGATTCAGTGTGGTGCTTGAAGTGATTTCAACAACGGTCGATGGGCCTTGTTGAAAGATACCGCCCAGCGAACGTACTGGACCGTCAAAGGTAGAAATAGCCATGATAACTCCGCGTAGTAGCGCATCCCCATACCGTCTCTACTAAGTCTGCTAGGCCAGTCGGTACAGGTAAAAATCCTAGACTTAAACGACAGAATACAGAAAAAA